TTCTAGATTTATTACCATTAGAACCTCTATAATAGTTTATAGCCTTACGAATGTTTTCTAGATTAGAAATCTTATGCTCTGCAAATATTTTTTTTGCTAGAGTATAATTTTTTAAATCTGGATAGGTCGTTAAATATTCTTTAACTAGTTTTCCTATTTTCATATTAGAACGTATCCGTTCTTGTCTACCTTACCTTTATTATGTAAATCTAGCAACTGTCTAACTGAATATCCGAATGTCTTTTGAAAATGTGGAGCATCATAAAACTTCCAGTCACCGCCCCATTCCCATCCGTATTGTTTAAATATATTAACTATTTCCATCCAGTCTGCTCTTCCGTCTTTATCAAAGTCGCCTCTTACATCCCATACTGCACTTTCAAAAGTTCCATTTTTATCTTTATCTAAAACTAAAACTATGTCTAAAGCTAGTCCATAGTTATGATATGATTGCCCACCTCTAGCGTTAGTAACCTTTGAACCTTTAGTAGTTCTACCTTGTGCAAATAATTTATCCTGCTCTGCAAAAGTTCTTAAGGTTGCAGTAAATCTGCACATGACATGATTTCCTAATGCTTTTACAATCTCGTCATAAATAGCTAAAGCCTCATCCCTTAATTTGGGATGAAGCAGTGCTATTCGTTCTATTGTGATTTTATCACTTGGCATCTTTCGCAAAGATTCCGACTAAAAGAATTCCTAGACCTTCTAAGGCTCTTTCCCAGTTTTGTGATACAAGTCCTTCAATTAAAATTGGAAGACCTGCAATAGCACCGAAAATAGTTGTCTTTAGATTCTGAAAGTACTCTTTCATATTTTTGATTTTTGGTTAAATAATTTATGTACGATTCTTTCAACTCCCTTTAAACCCATGAAGCCTAATAAAAAGGCTACAGAAAATTGGTGGTTAATTTTATCTATTCCGAACCAGTCACAAACTACTGGTGTTAGATAATTCGCAGAGGCTACACCGCCAAACATAGCTACCAAAGTTTCTTTAAAGTCTTTTCCTTTCTCTATAAAAAAGACTGAACCAAAAAAACCTGCAATGGATAAACCTATGTTTATTCCAAGTTCTTCTAATCTACTCACCTTTTAATTCTTTTAATTTTCTTTGTGCCCATTCAATACCTGCTTGTCCACCCCATGCGTCTACTGCTAAACCTCCACAACCTTTAGAATATGGAACGTCTTTATATTGCAGATGTCTAGCAAAACTTGCCATCCTGCTTATCGTATCCCTTGTGATATTTTCTTTGTTAGCTAATTGGTATGCTCTGGCTTTTCCAGTTTGAGTTAGGCAAGAACCCCACCCGTTTTTCTCTGCCCATGCTATTGCCCTTTTTGCTGCGTTTACTGCAGCTTGAGGATAATCATTGTAACTATCTGCCATTGATACCCTTATAGCCGCCCATGCCCTATGTGCAGCCTCTTCGGTCTCATAAATACATGAGCCGCTTCCTATTCTGTACTTACCGTTTGAACTGCATCTAGTGACTGGCATAACTGTCTATAAATGCTTTCCCTTTGTTGATTTATCTCACTTAGGTTAAAATTGTCATAACAATACTTGTATAACTCATAACCAGATTCCTCCCTAAGCCATTTGTCTTTAGATAAAAGTTTTATCCATTTATACCAGTCTGTTTGTTTCTTGACATAAAAAACGGGCATATCCTTATAGGGATGTACATCTGAAACTATAGCAGGATTAAATTTAGCAGCCGTTTCTAAGATTTTTAAATTAGACTTCATTGAGTTAAACTTACTATCAACTAACGGAATAAGGCTTATATCTGAATCGCCATAGGCTTCCATATATCTGGTGACATCGTTATAACGATAAATCTTTGTGTCTAGCTTTCTTCCTGCACTAAAATAATAAGCCATTGTGTCCCATACATGATTATCAACATATCCAGCCATTACCATTTTTATTGGTAAGTTGGTTAGTCTTTTAACTGGTTCTTTTAATATTTTTAAATCATGCTGGTGAGTATCTGAACCCGACCAAAACAACCTAATAACATCACTAGGTATTTTCTTATCTAGGTATTGCTCATCTCCATAAGGTAAAGCATTAGGTATAATGTGAACGTTTTTATTATATGGGTAAACTTCTTCTGCTAGTCTTTCATGGGTTACAGTTGTTATATCTCCTAGCCTTAAATAGTTTGTTATCTTATTAGCTATATTTCCGTTCATGTATCTTTCATAAAGAACGTGAGTAGCATCTAGCTTCCAGTAGTCGTCATTGTCTATAACTAGTTTAAAATTGTATTTAGCTTTCCATTTCTCAATCTGCTCTGGTTCTATGTTGAGCATCCTATTAATAACAACAATGTCAAAACCTTTCTCTAAAACTTCCTCATTTAATAGGTCTGTAATTAGACAATAGTCTTTCTTCATGTGGGTTAGTGGCATCATAATTCTATGCCATCCTACTCCGCTATGCTTTTGCGTTATTCCTAGTATTCTCATTTTTTTTTGGTCTGCCTTTTTTCTTTACTTCTATTTCTATGTTGGGTTCTTTTACTGCTAAAGTCTGAATTTGCTCTTGTGGAAGTGATAGATAATAAGCATAAAGCCTTTGTACGCAATCCATAACACAACTAGAACACCACTTAGTCAAAACAAATTGAGGGTCTAAATAAGTTCTGTAAATATGCTCATACATATTCAATAGATGAATATCTAGATTTCTAATATACCCATTCTGGCAGGTATGATAGTTATTTATATTTTGTTCTAGGTAGTCTTTATGTTCTTGTATCATAGTTTTTCTATTTCATTTTTAACTTCTTGCCAATATTGAACAGTACCCATAAAATATAGATTTTGAATTACATACAATATTTCATCTACTGCTATTATTGCACATTCTTTGGCAGTGGAAAATTGGTCAAAACTTCCATATATTGGTATATTTTCTATAACATAAGTATTGGCTTCAACTGAATTTCCGAACCATTTAGAAGTAAATTGTGCTACTAGGTTTATTGCTTTTTCTTTTGGTGTCATAGTGATTTTTTCCATATTATATCCATTAATATTTTAAAAAGAGGTGCAGCTACTCCAGACACAAACATTATAAAAAATACATCTACAATAACCGTAGGGCTGAAATATAATATTAAAGCAACCCATGAAGCCAAACATGAAGCACAGTTAAATGGCTTAAAGTTTATTTTCCACTTAGCGTAGAATCTGTGTATGTCTACAAAGAAAACTGCAAAGCAAACCGCAGCTATTATAATTTGCCCCATCCCGATTTCTCCATTAAGTATGTTCTGTAATTCTCTAGCCATAGTAAAAATTTAATCATTGCTTCTAATTTTGGTTTTTAATTCTTTCTTTATTTTGTTTATAGTTCTTACTACCGATATGTAAGGAATCCCTAGAGCATGACTTAACTTTTTAGCGTTGCAGTTAAATTCAAAAGTATAAAGCCTAAATATTTCTTGGTCATACCAGTATAAAGATTCATAGTGCTCCCTTACAGAATTACTAACATCAACTTGCTCGTTCTCTATTTGCTCAATCGGTACATACTCCACAAAGTTTCTAAACTTCTTATAGAATTTATGGTCTGTACTTCTTATTAAGTTTAACATTATCCTTACAATATAAAACCTTAACTGCTTTTTATGATAAAGGTCTATAAGTTTTTCTTCTGGTATCTCTGCTATTCTTAAAAACAATTCGCTTTTAAGTTCTTCTTGGAGTTCTACGGGGTGCATCTTGCTTATCGCTTCGTTTACCTCATGCGACTGCCAAAACTCTACTAAGATATCAGAACGGAGTGTTTGCAAATTCTACTAATAAAGGTTCTTTGTTTTCATCTACTGTACAAATATACACCTTTGCTCCACAATTTAAAGCATCTTTTAATCGGTCTATCTGTTCTGGTCTTAATCTGTCTAGTTCAGTCTTAACCTCAATAGCTGCATAAATACCATCTTTAGTATAACCTTGCAGGTCTGCCCATCCCTTTTCTACTGTTCCCTTCCTGCGTCTTACTGGAATGTTGTTTACTCTGTTTAATCGGTAACCTTGTTTTTCTAGGTGAGCCTTCGCCCATCTTGTTAATTCTGCTGCAGTCATATCCGCAATGAGGACATATAGCCAGTCCTCTTTGGCTTTTATATATTGTTACTGTAAAATGTTTATTACACAGATTGCAACGCATATTTCCTAATTATTTCTACTGGTAAAAACTTCTGCAACTCAAAACCTTCACCGCTAAAATTCATAACCCTAGC